TCCTTGATTAGTTTTTTTCTATCTCAGCTGGAGTTAAATCCTCTAGATTGAAATTATTAATTTCACTCACAGCACGGATTAACACTGCTGGATCCACTTCATTCATAAACACTACTTTGTCTGTTGGTAGAAACATCTTTGTTCCGTCAGCGTTGCGAGCTTTGGTGATAAGTGTTTCAACTAGAGCTTCTGTAGTCTTACCTTGTGTGGCTAACTCAATTAGTTTACTCTGTTCTTTTAATGTGATACTTTCTTTGAAGTAGATGGTTAGTTCCCATTCTTCAATAGTGATTGATTTCAATTCTCCGCTTAATTTACCACGGAAGTGTTGCGTCATTTTATCTATAGCTGTTGTCATTTATATTCTCCTTTGATTGAATTTAGTGCGGGTCCAATAATACCACGCCCTTTATTTGACGGTTTCATTTTTGTTGTGCCCTTATCCAAATAATCTACATAAGGAACACGATTGACAATTTCAACATTGTCCTTGCTTCTGAGATTTTGCCAACCATCACGGGCTCTGCCAGTGCGGACTGGAGTCTTATCTCTCAATTCACGATGTAAATCAACAGCTACAGCTGATACAATCTTACTATAGCTGTTGTTTACTTCACGCATCACTGCGTCAATATTGCTTACCTTAGCGGTTAGCATGATTGATTATACATTACCTGCTAATACATCTGTAGTTTGGCTATATTTGATAGGGCCGCTGCCTTGGAATGAAATAGTAGCTTCTACTAATCCGTCCATTGAGCTTGATACGCTATAACCAGTGATGATACCATTGCCGTATAATACTACGTCTGCTGAAGCATCTTGATCTAAATAGAACTTAACACCAATAGGTGCACTACCAATTGCCGCTGCACTTGTAGAAGTGATAATTACGTTTGCTTGATAGTCATCTGTGTTAAAATAAATATCAGCTGACCCACTCCATGAGCTCATACCTTTTACGTATGTGCGAACATCTGTGCCCATAGTAGAAGTTTCAATTGTATCACTTGTCATATCTACTGAAAAGTTTCTTGTAGATACCACAGCTTGTCCTGCTATTGTCACCTGTCCATCATTACCAACTATTGTTGCCATCTTGTTTCTCCTTGTCTAAATTACTTACTGTTTCTTCAGCACTTTTAACGGCAGCTGAAGCTGTCACCGTTGGTTTGGAACTTGTGGTATCCTTAACCAAAGCTGTTAGAGTATCTGTCTTAACTGCTGATACTCCTGGGGTTTGTGTCCAGCCAGCAGCCAAATAGCCTGCGAGTTTGGATTCTTTTACGTTTCTAACTTCATTACCTTTGTATAATGTTGTCATTATGCTTGTCCTCTTGTGAATATATACCTAACATTGACTGTCAATACTACTTCGCTGATTGGCGGTAGTCTGTCAATGACTTCAATGCTAACTACCTGTGTGTCCAATACCTCTCTACTGCTTTTACCTCTATTCCTATCAGCATCCAATGCTTCTTCAATGGCTTCAATGATGTCATTACGTTTACTATCTAACTCATTACCACGCACGAATGCACGGATAGTATAGGTAATATCACCTTGACGGATACCAGCTGACATTGTTTCAGTGTTTCTATCTTCATTGGTTGAAGTAATCATTATAGCTGGGAATTGGGTTATAGCTAGTTTCTCAACATCAAAGGGTTCACGTGTGACTAACACTGGAGTTAAATCATCTATAGCCTTCAAGGTGTCCACTATGTCTTTGGCGATGTCTTCTCTTAAGCTCATTTTCTCAACCTTGTGTAATTAAATTCTTGTCTGTCTGGCACGAAACGCAATGTAGTGCCATCACTATCATATGTGATACCAAATTGTAGTAGATTGCGTATATCGTATTCCCAGAGATTATGGTATTCACCAATCTTCTGATTATAACTTATATCTTTTTGTTTAACTATTTTGGGTAGGATATCATAAGCCAGGGCATAATAACAGGTTGGATTCATCCATTCTGTCTTAGCTAATAAGTCTGCACGCATGTCGCCAGGTGTAAACTGTGGGTTCTGATTGATAAACTTTTGCCACCATACTTTGTTAAGTAGGCGAAGGATATTACTTTCAGCTCGTTGTAGGCTTTCATTGATGTCTACAATGCTTTCGTAATCGTGTATGTCCTCAATAGCGAGGAGTTCTTCTCGTGTCGCGAATGCCATCTGTGTCCTTCACATTGGTTAGCAAGGGTCCTACCCCCACTCAACTATTTATGACTTTGTTTTCTTACTTGTATACTACTATCTTACTAGGCGTAATGGGCTCACACTGCGTGTTTCGTCTGCGGTTGTAGTGCCATCATCGTCTGCATCGTATTTTACACCTTCACGTAGGCATAAGTCCATCTCATGCTCAAAGCGTCCAGCATAATAGTCCATACGCACTTGGAAATTGTCTTCTGCACCTTGATTTTCAAACTTGGTTAGTTTAGGACAGATATGGTAGGCTAGGGCGTGATATACAGTAGCCATAGTCCATTGACTTGATGTTAGTAGTGTGGTATCAAATTCGTCAAGAGTATTAGCCTGTGTCTTAAGCCAAGTATGGAACCAACGCACCTTAAGGACACGGTTAATTTCAGCTTCACTGCGAGCTAGTTCTACATCAAAGTCAATAACCCCATATTCAGTGATTGTGGGTTCAACTTGTATTAAGTCTTGGGTTGTAGCGTATGCCATCTTAAGTTCCTCTTATATCATATTTATAATAAAGAAAAGGAGCACGAATGCTCCTTTCTTATTGCTTGAAGCTGTAAACCTAAACTTAGTTTAGGATTGAGCTGTCTGCTAACACTACGCAACCATAGCCTTCGTAGATAACGCCAGTAGCATAAAGAGCTGAAGCTACTAGTGCATCACCACGCATAAGAGCGTCGCGTTGTGCTTCAATCTTGATGTCTTGCATTAAACCAAAGCCAAGTGCGTCACGGTGGAATACTGCACCAGCGTAGTCGCCTGTGGTGTTGTTGTTATCAATGTTGCTGGTTTGATAAATAGGGATTCCACTTAGCATACCTACATATCCCATTCTCATTGCCTCATTTTGAAGGTCGCCTGATGCTGGATTTGAGAATGTGTTAGTGATATTTGCTAGTAAGTCATAAGCAACGCTTGGATGTAATACGCAAGCCATATCACTTGTTGGAACACCTGCTGAACGTAGTTTTGCTACCGCTTTGAAAATATCACTTGCTGATAGAATACTAGAAATAGCATTTGCACCAGTGACTTTTGAAACGTTTGCTGAACCTACTAGGTTAGTAGTAAAGTTGATGAACTGACTTGTTAAGTCTTTGTCAATTTTTCTAGCAATAGCTTCGCCAAAAAGTCTTCCCACGTCAGCTACTACATTGCTTGCTGATGAGATACGAGCTAGATCACTGATGTGTGTTGCTAAACCAACTTCACCAATAGTTAATGTTGCTGTATCTGTTGATACGTTAGCATAACCTGTTGATTGATGGTCCCAGATTTTAACGTTTTCTGTTAAAGTTGCTGCTGTTTGTTGTGGGTAGATTGGCACGTTGATAGTTTTACCTTGTGCTGGACCCAATGAGTAGTTCTTTACTAAACCACGCATAATACTTTGTTCTGAAGCAACGAATAGAGCTTCTTGGATGATTGACGGTAGTAAATCATTAAGTGTAGCTGTCGTTGATCCTGTGACTGTTGTGACTGGCATTTTATAATCTCCTTAAGACTAAATTAAATTAAACCTGCGGACTTTCTATATTCCGCATATATTTTTCTTTGTGCTGGATCTTTCATATCCAACTTGTTGATATCTATAGGAGCTTGATTATTAGTGATGCTGGATTTTGTTGAACTTGTTGCAGGATTTGCCTGGACGAAGTGTGGGTTAGTTGCGAGAAACTCGTTTACTAAATCCTCAACTGTAAGGGCTACACCCTTGTCGTTGTATCTTACCTGTCCATTGTTGTCTAATACTTCAACTTCACCTTCAGCATTTAGATTGATGTTATTTTTCAATAATGTTCTTACCTGTTCTGGTGCTACAGCACGATATTTGGCTGCGGCATTTACTAAAGGTGTCTCAATCTTGTATTCTCTAATAACGCTGTCTCTTTTAGCTATCTCTGCGTTTTTATCTTCAGCCATCTTTTGTAAGATTTTCTCAAACTCACCTTTCTTAAGGCTTTCTTCTTGAGCCTTTTTAATCTGGGCTTCTTTGAGAGCACGGAGTTCATTGACGTCACCTAAATCCTCGTAGGGTTTAAGTAGTTTCTTCGTTAGACTTGATTTAAGTCCAGCGATGTGATTGTCAAATTCTTCTTGTGTATATGTCTTACCTGCGACTGCTTGTTCCTGAATTTGTGAAGTTTGGCTTGTAGTATCAGTTTCTACTGTAGTGCCTGCCATGATTTCTTGCTCGCTCATGTTGCGATGCCTCCTTAGGAGTGGTTGTATAATATTTATTGATACACCCGTATCAATAAGTTATATGTATTTATTATTAGTAAATCTTAATACTTTTTCTTGCCTGTGCCAGTCTTACCTGGTTTTTTCTTTTTCATTCCGTATGCCATTGTCGTAGCTCCTAGTTGTTATTTCTGTTTATTATGTAATTCAAATAATGTTTTAATCTTTTCTTCAGCTGTGCCTATACGCACATCCATCTTGGCTAACACGATAACCAAAGCTACGAAGCTAACCAATAGAGGCCAAAGTTTGCCTACAACTTCTAATGCTTCCATTATTTAGTTTTAGCCTTAGTTGCTGTTGCTTTCTTACAAGTTGGACAACGTTTGATGCCCAACAATTTTAATAGTTTATGCCACATAATTTACTCCTTAATAGTCTTCTTTTGGTTCCCATTTAGCACACCAATATACTTCTCTGACATTGGCATCAAACTTGATACAATAGCCTTCTGTGGCTTTGTAGTATCCGCAATTAGCACAATTTTGTCCCTCAGGAACCTGTGGGTCCGTGGCATCAATATACAATGGTGGTAGGCTTTCTGGGATCGCTTCACCATCTGGATATGTCCTGCCTACTATTGGATTGATGTCTTGATAAGCGAGAAGTTCTTTCTCTTCATCCATCCACTCTAAGATATGTTCATCAATCTTGCGTATAACGATAGGATCTGTCGCCGCACTCTTTGCCTGTGTCAGTTGTTGTATTTCGCTGTTGGTATCACGGATGTTAAAGCTACCTGGGTATTCAACACTACCATCCCATACACCACCTTCATATAGTGCCCATAGACGCCATATAGATTCTTCTGCAAGTTCTAATGCATCTGCAAACTCACTTAGTTTGGCATTAAGCAATTGGAATTCTGTTTCCATAGCCACACCACTCATACTTGTAGCTTGGACAGCACGAACAGCACCAGTGTTAGCCATCTTGTCAAT